TTAATTACCTTTGTTAGAAATGATGGTAATAGTTATACTGCAGATTTAGCTGCAATTGTAAGTGCAACAACTAATAGTTTTACCACAGGTGCTACACTTAATGGTAATATTATTGAGTTTGCTAATAGTGTATTAGGGTTAGATTATTACAATGTAGATTTAACATCTATAGTGAGTGGAGCGACAAATGGTTTTACCACTGGTGCAACACTTAATGGTAATATTATTGAATTTGCTAATAACTTATTAGGTTTAGACTATTATAACGTAGACTTAACATCATTAGTTAGTGGTAAGTTAGATACTACAACATTTAACACATATACTGCAGATACACAAACAACATTAAATGGTAAGTTAGATACTACATCATTTAACACATATAGTGGTTCAGTAGAAACACAAATAAACAACAAAACAGAAAATACTAATTTCACATCACATACAGGTGACACTACAATCCATTATACGAAAGGTAGTATAAATCTTAGTGAATTAGGGAGCTCAGCACACACACATAGTATTAGTGAAGTAATTAATTTACAAACAGAGTTAGATGCTAAGGTAGTAACTACTTTATTTAACACATATACTGGTGACACTGAAACTGCATTAGGTACTAAATTACCAACTACAACATTTAATTCATACACTGGTAGTGTTGTTGATGTATTTGTTTCTAGTGGTAACGCAAATGCGGGAACACAACAATTATCATTCACAAATACAACTGGTGGGACATTTAATGTTACAAACTCAGCATCTTTATTTAGTGATAACGATGTAAATGTTACTGGAGGTACTTACGATACTAATACTGGTTGTGTTACTTTCGTAACAAATAGTGGTACAACTTTTGATGTATGTGGTTTTGTTACAGGAATTACAGACACATTCGTAACCGGTGGTACATTAACTGGTGAAAACTTAGTATTAGAAAGAAGTAGTGGTGTAGATGTTGGTAATATTGATTTATCAGGATTAGTTAGTGGTAAATTAGAAATATCATTATTCAACACATACACAGGAGATACACAAACTGCTTTAGGAAATAAATTAGATATTATATCATTCAATACTTATAGTGGTTCTGTTGAAACACAGTTAGATTCTAAGGTATCAACTACATTATTCAACACCTATAGTGGTGATACAGAAACTACATTAGGAAATAAAACAGACAATACAAACTTTGTTTCTCACACAGGAGATACAACAATACATTATACAAAAGGTAGTATAAACCTTAGTGAATTAGGAAGTAGTGCACATACTCACTCAATTAGTGAAGTTGTAAATCTACAAACTGAATTAGACGCTAAGGTAGCAACTACATTATTTAACACTTATACTGGAGATACAGAAACTGCATTAGGTACTAAAACAACTAACACTAATTTCACATCACATACGGGTGATACAACAATACACTATACAAAAGGTAGTATAAACTTATCTGATTTAGGTAGTTCAGCACATACACATAGTATTAGTGAGGTTGTAAACTTACAAAATAATTTAGACACTAAGGTAGCAACTACTTTATTTAACACATATACCGGTGATACAGAAACCGCATTAGGAAATAAATTAGCAACTACTACCTTTAATTCATATACGGGTAGTGTTGTTGATGTATTTGTTTCTAGTGGTGATGTAAATGCAGGTGCACAACAATTATCATTTACAAATACAACTGGTGGAACATTTAATGTTACAAATGCTGCGGCATTATTCAGTGATAATGATGTGAATGTTACAGGTGGTACATACAATATCAATACTGGATGTGTTACATTTATAACAAATAGCGCAACTACATTTGATGTTTGTGGGTTTGTTACAGGTTTAACAGATACTTTTGTTACTGGTGGTACATTATCTGGTGACAATTTAGTATTAGAAAGAAATAGTGGAGTAGATGTTGGTAATATAGATTTATCAGGATTAATAAGTAATTCAGCGTTAGTTGGTTCTTATTTAGATGAAAGAGTTGCTAGATGGAACTCTACAACAAATACTTTACAAAATGGACTTATAAGAGATGATGGAAGTACAGTCTCTATTAATAATGGACCTTCAGCAAGTAATGTATTCTTTGTTGATAATACTTCACTAACTACTTCTATACTTGGTCAAACACAAGATGGAAATAGTAATCAAACACACTCAATTAGGGCAATAAATAAGAATGGTAGCGCTAATAATAATACTTATGCAACAGGTATCTTAGCAGAATCTACACCAACAGGAACACCATCTGATGGTATATATACCGCTGGTAGATTCATACAAGGTAATTTTTCGGAATATAGTAGTGCAAGTCAATTAGAATTAACAGCATTACAAATACAAGTTGATACAACTACGGGATCCGATGAATTACATGGAATTAATATTGATAAATTTGATATAAACGATGCGGTAAGTGGAAATGCTTATGCTATAAAAATTGGTGGTTTTACAGGTGCTGGTGTCGTATCAGGAACTAAATATGGTATCTATCAATCAGGGTCTGAGAAAAACTACTTAGGTGGTGTATTACAATTAAATTCTGTCGGTGCAGCAACTCCAGTTACAAACTTAGGAGTAGACGCTAGTGGTAATATTGTTAGTGGAACCACTGGTGCATCAGAAATTGGTGAGTTATCAGATGCGATTTATTTAAGTTCCAATGAGAATCTTGGATTAGGTGATGGTGCGTTAGTATCAGTAACTACATCGGTTGGTGATCAACGTAATGTAGCAGTAGGAAATGATGCAGGTAATAAATGGTCAGGAGGTTATAGTGTTTTTATTGGGTCAAAAGCTGGAGACAATGCCGTAACTGGTAATTATAATGTTGCCATTGGTGCTGATGCTTTAGGTAATGCCGCATCATGTAACACTTCAATAGCTATTGGGTCTAGTGCCTTACTAAGTGCCACAGGAGTAGGTAATATAGGAATAGGAAACTCAGCAGGTTCTAGTATTACATCAGGTGGACGTAATATATTTATAGGTCGTAATGCCAATGGACTTAATACAAGTTCTTACCAAATTGCAATTGGTGATTTATCAACAACACAAGCAAGTTCATTAGCTTTAGGTAGATCTGGTCAAATTTTATTACATGGTGAGTTTGCAACTGCTGGTAGAACTAAACTAGGAATAAACTTAGGTAATACATATAGTGCACCAACGGCAAACCTACAAGTTAAAGGTAACGCAAGTGATACTACTACTTTTTTAGTAGAAAACGGTTCTGGAGTTAGTATATTTCAAGTAGATGAAGATGGTACTATAACAGGTAATGGGTTAGGTGACGTATCTAAGGTGGGAACACCTTTAGATAATCAAGTTGGTGTTTGGACTGGTGATGGTACAATAGAAGGTAGTTCTGGACTTACTTATAGTAGTAATGAATTAGTAGTAAATGATGGTACAGGTAGGACTGAAGTAACAGCAACCGCTGTTAATCAGTATAATACAGGTGCAGATGCAAACTTTGTAGCGTATACTTACAAAGATGGAGGTTCTGCGTATAAGTCTGAAATCCTTTTGAATACTACTAACGGAACAGAAGGTTCTGAAACAGCTTTATTAAATAATGATTATATAGGTGAGTTTAAAGTAAATGGGCATACAGGTTCGCAATATAGAAGGGCTGGATACATTAACTTTCAAGCTGCTGAGAATTGGAGTGGAACACAACAAGGTAGTTATTTCTATATTGGGGTGACACCAAAAGGGGCTGTCAATCCAGTCACTAGGTATTTAATAGATGGTAATGGTAAACAAACTTTTACAGGAAATGTTAGTATTACAGGTGGTTTATTAAATTTAGACACAACAACTTCAGGAGATCCAGTTAAAAACTTAGCATTAGATTCTAGTGGTAATGTTGTTGAAGCATCAAATAGTGTTAGTGATCAAAATAAAATATTTAGTTGGTTTATGAATGTATCATAGTTATGGGGTTAAGTTTAATAAAAGGAAATAGTGGTTATATCGGTTTAGATAAAAGAGGTGAAGTTGCTAGTACAGGAACTACAGGTAGTGTATCTGTTAGAAAACACTACTTAGAAAGAAAAAGGGGTAACTTTGGACCCATATCACCAACAGACCCTAGTGTTTTATTTGAGGATGATTTTGCATCTGGTGATTTATCTAAATGGACAGTATATAATGGTTCAGAACCAAGTCAATGGAAAGTTAACACTTATATTGCTTGTTTAAATAGTTCTGGAGTTGCACAAACAATACCTTCTGGTAGTACATATGCGGCGTTTATATCTAATAATAATGGAACATCTAATAATTATGATAGTAATAGTGACCCTCATATGGTGTTTGAGTTTACTATACCTTCCGATATTACAGCAACCAGTTTAACACTTACTTTTGATTGGATGTGTTATGGTGAAAGGACTGGTGGTTTTGGTAGTTATGATTATGGTTATGTAGATTATATAGACCCATCATTATTTACACCTAGTGCTGGTAGTGAGTATTCTAGTAGTAGTAGTACAGGTAGAGAAAGAATAATAGGTACAAATGTAAACCCTAATACTGATAGCGGTAAGTTTACTGGTGATGGTAGTTCTAGTAGGAATAATAGTGCTAGTTCTGGTTGGGTTACAGAAAATATTACTATAGATTCTAGTGAGATTACTAGAAGTAGTTTATGGTGTGATAATGATTGCACAAGAGGTATAATGTTTAGTTGGGCTTCTGATAATTCTGATATAGATCAACCAGGGTGGACAATAGCAAACGTAAAATTAATATATAACGAATAATGAGTATTAGAGGAAATAGTGGTTTTATAGATTCCGATAAAAGATTTGGGACATTAACTGGTGATACTAAAGGTATGATTGCAAGAGATCAACACTTTTTAGAGAGGACACAAGGTAGATTTTCTGGTGAATTATTACCACCACCACCGACTGTTTGGTATGATGCTAATTCATCGTATATAACAACACAGGGTAGTCCTGTTCGTGTAGATCAATGGGACGATAGAACCACAAATGGAATTAATGCCACAGGACCTGGAGGAACTAGTGACCCTAAATATAATACGACAGATGCAAATTTTAATAGTTTACCTTCAGTTAAGTTTGAGAGTGATGATTTTTTAGAGAGCTCTGATGACGCTCTATTAGATTCAGTCGATGGATTTACAGTTTACCTTGTAACTAAAATAGACTCCTTCATTTCAACATTTAGTTTTCTACTTGCATTTACAAATGGAACTTCTTGGACAGAGGGTTGGGGTATGTATTATTACGCAGGTGATTGGAGATGGTTTGTTAATGATTGGAATACACCCGCACAAAGAGTGGATATGGGTAGTTGGTCAGACTTTAGTAATACACATATATTTAAGTTTAAGTATAACAGAATAAACATATCGGGTGAAATATTTGGACCTTCTGCAGTTTCAGAAGTTACACAAGCTTATTCAAGTGCACTTCAGATTCCTTCTGGTGAAGGTATTACATTTTCTTATGGTAATAATATCGCATACGATGGTAATGCAACAATAGGTGAGTTATTATTTTATAATAACCCTACAACAAGTGAAGAAGAACTACAAGCAGAATTATACTTAAAAGATAAATATAATATTAGTTAAGATGGGTCAGTTAAAGATAGGAAAATATTATGGTGAAGACATTAATAAAAAGTCTTACCTTATTAGTGAAAACTTAGAAGAGGGATATAAAGACATTACTTCTATAGAAATGATTGTAATGTCTGCAGATTTTATAAATAAAGATTTTTTATTCACTAGAGATTTTTTATTAAACTACACATCTAATTTAGATTTAACAACAATAACAGATAAAGAGAAACATTTATTATGTCAATATAATGTTTTACCATATGATGACATAGTTAATTTTTATGACGATGTTAAAGCAACTGTATTAGTGAATGATGTTAATTCCTTTTCAATAAAATCTTTAAAAACAAGAAAGGAAAATGTTATAGATTTATTTAATGATATTTTACCATCAAATCACCTTAATTCGTTATCTATAGATATTTCTATTGACGATACCCCTACACTTGATTTATCTTCTATAGTAACCACTATTGATAGTGTTGCATATTTATCTAATGAAAATAAAATAACAATTAAAAATATTTTAAACGGAGAAGCTCAAAAAGGTCAATCTGATGATATTTATAAAATAAAGGAATAGAATGGAATATTTAAATACAGGTAATCATTTAGGGACAGGGACAACAACAGTTCTTAGTGCAGAGACAACAACAAAATACTTAGTTAAAACTGTACATGCCACTAACATATTTAGTGCAGACACATCATTCAACCTATCTTGGGTAGATAATAGTGGTTCACAAACTTATTACTTAGGTTATAATATAACAATACCTCAAGCTTCGTCATTTCAAGCATTAGATGGTACATTTACTTTAGATAACTTAGATAGTATTCAGGCTAGTTGTGGTGCAGCAAACGCAATTGACTTAACCATATCTTATATGGAAATAGCTAACACAGAAGGTTAATCCTATTCCCCATACATATCTTTAGGCTTATCACACTTTTCTTTGATAATCTTTTCTACAAATGCAAACATCTTTAGACCATGTTCATCGCAATACTTTTTTAGTAGTTCATGTGTAGATGGTGTAATCTTTAGATTTTTAGTCCTTTTCATAGACATTTTAATATAAGTATGACAAAAGTAAGTTTTTTTTCACACTAAATGTGAATGTAATACGTTCATTTGAGAAACTTTGGTAAAAACCAATATATTTATAATGGAAAGAATATTATAATAAAACAAAATAAAAATTAAATTAAATGGCATCAACAGACAGAATATTTGTAAGTCCAGGTGTATTCACCTCAGAAAAAGACTTAACGTTTGTAACAAGACAAGTAGGAGTTACCACATTAGGTTTAGTGGGAGAAACCCCTAAAGGTCCAGCATTTGACCCAGTATTTATTTCAGACTACACTCAATTCCAACAATTTTTTGGTGGATTAAATAGTGAAAAGTTTGAGGGATCTGGTTTTCAAAAATATGAATTAAACTACATAGCTAAATCATTCTTATCACAAACAAACCAATTGTATGTGTCTAGAGTATTAGGGTTATCTGGTTATAAAGCAGGTTCAGCTTGGTCTATCACAATTAATGCAGATGTGGATTCTTCTACTACTGCAACAACAACCACTTCTTCAGTGGTAACATTATTAACTTATTCAGCGTCTACTGCAGGAACACCAACTACTTTAGTATGGGGTGATGCAAACTTAGAAGCTTTATATGGTGCTGGAGAAATTACTAGTAGTTTTACTAATTTAGGTAATGTTGCAGATGGAGGTACTATTTCAATAACTTCACCTAAGTATGTTAAAACTGGAAGTAGTTTCAGTGGAGCTACTTTTGATATGGAGGTTACTGAGAGAGGGACAACTTCTGGTGGATCGATTATTACTGGTGTGACTTCAGGAACTGTTGTTACATATACAGGAACATCTTATACTGATATTGAAGATAGAGTTGTTGCTACTTTAAGAAGTAGAGGTTCAGTTAATTCAGATGAATTAATGGAATTTGACGTAACGGCATCAACTTCAGTAAATATTGTAGGTGATGGTGTAGAAAGTGATCCTTTATCTAATTTCTCTATTACAGGTACAAACAGAAGTAGTGAATCTTTCACATACGATGTTTCTTTAGATACTACAAAGAAAAATTACATAACTAAAGTATTAGGTGTATCAGCACAAGATAAAGTTGCTGAGTTATTTGTAGAAGAGATTTACAAAAATAGTTTAGATGACTTAAATGCTGCTGGAAAAGTAAAAGGACTTAATGCAACTATCGTACAAATGGATAGTACATTAAATGATTATAGTGAGGAATATCAATCAGCTTCTTCTCCATTTATATTATCTGAATTAAGAGGTAATACATTAGAAAGATTATTTAGAGTAATTACAATTTCTGATGGTGATGCAGCAAATAAAGATATTAAAGTTTCTATACTTAACATTAAACCAGATGAAAAAACATTTGACTTAATAGTTAGAAAATTTTCAGATGACGATACTAAACCAACAATTGTTGAGAAATTCTCTAAACTTTCTATGGAACCAACAGATAACGGTTTTATTGGTAGAAAGATTGGTACTTCAAACAACGAATATTTATCTAAGAGTAATTTCATCCTTATTGAGATGGCAGATAATTACCCTACAGATGCATTCCCTTCAGGTTTTGAGGGTGTTATGGTAAGAGACTATGATGGTGAAAACGTAGATGGTGTTGCACCGAAAATAGAATATAAAACATCGTATAGTTCACAAGAAAAGAAAAGAAAAGCTTATTTAGGTCTTAGTACTTCAATAGGTATTGATCAAGACTTCTTTAATTATAAAGGAGAAGATGCTTGGACTGGTAAGACTGACGGTTTCCATATGGATTCAGGTGTTACTACAACAACTATTGCTGGAATATCTAATACATTCCAAGTAGGTTCTGCTGAGTTTAGAAATGACTCAGATTTAATTGGAACTGACTATGAGAAATTAGATTCTAGAAAATTCACATTCGCACCATTTGGTGGTTTTGATGGATGGGACATTTATAGAACTCAAAGAACTAACGGAGATGGTTATACAATAAACGGAGCTAAAGGTAAATTAGGTGGACCTAGTGGAACTGGTCAATTTGGACCTTATGTTACACCTACAGCAACTGATGGTATAACTTCTGATTACTACGCTTACTTTAAGGGTGTTAGATCATTTGACAATCCAGAATCAACAAATATTAATATATTTGCTACACCTGGTATTGACAGTAGAGATAATATCTCATTAGTAAATGAAGCAATTGATATGGTAGAAGAAGAAAGAGCGGATTCATTATATATCATTACAACTCCTGATACTGATAGTAGTGGTGTAGTTGCAATGACTACAGATGAAGCTGTTGACGTAGTTGCAGATTCAGGAATTGATTCTAACTATTCAGCTACTTACTTCCCATGGTTGCAGATGCAAGACACTGAGAACAATCAATATGTTTGGTTACCACCAACTGTTGAGGTTGTTAGAAACATTGCATTGACTGATAACGTTGCTTTCCCTTGGTTCGCTACAGCGGGTGTAAATAGAGGAACAACAAACGCAATCAAAGCAAGAACTAAATTGACTTTAGATCAAAGAGATACATTATACGAAGGTATGATTAACCCAATGGCAACATTCTCAACAGTAGGTGTAGTTATATGGGGTAATAAAACTTTACAAAGTAAAGAAACTGCACTTAACAGAATCAACGTTAGAAGATTATTGTTACAAGCAAGAAAACTTATTTCAGCAGTTTCTATCAGATTGTTATTTGAACAAAACGATTCAGTTGTAAGAAACCAATTCTTATCATTAGTGAATCCAATTTTAGATAACATTAGAAAGGAAAGAGGTTTAACTGACTTTAGAGTACAGGTAGACAGTGATCCAGAATCTATTGATAGAAATGAGTTAAATGGTAGAATCTTTATTAAACCAACAAGATCGTTAGAATACATCAGTGTTGAGTTTAATATTACTAACACAGGTGCTAACTTTGATAATATCTAATATTAAAATATTATGGGGGATTAGTTTCCCCCATTTTTTTAATTTAAACTATTTATAAAAAAAAACATTATGTCAATAAGATTAACTGAATCAAACTTAGAAAAGATGAATTATAATAATAAGGCATCTATGTATATCAAAAAAAAGTGTAATAACTTAATAAGAGAAAATAAAACAATAAGTTATAATCAACTTTTTGAATCAATTTCTATATCAAGTAATGAGTTGCATTTAAAAGGTGTTAACGCAAAACAAATTGATGAGGGTATTTTTGATATGTTTGGAGATTTATTCTCAAAAACACCAGGTGGTTTCATTGATACACTAAAAGAAAAAATATTTAGGTGGTTTTTACCTAAGATTGGAGTTGAGGGAGAATTTTTAAATTTCTTAGTTGTTGCATTAGGAGATATTGAGTTGACTGAATATAGATATTTCTTATCACCACTTAAAAATTGTGAAAAAATTGCAGACTTAATATCTGATGGTTCCATTGAGTATTTAGGGGAATTATTAATGAGAAAGGTACAAGGTGGTGAAAGCGGTACTATTGCAAATACTTTAAGAAATGCAGCTTTTGAGGCAATAAATGAAAAAGGATTTGTTCAATCAATTCAAGATAAATTTGCACCAGTATTATGTAACTCAATAAGAAAAGCTTTCGGTGATGACGCCAATAAGGATGTTGCTGCTGAATTAACTAGTGGGGCATTAAAAGCTGGTGGAGACGCTGGTGATAAAGCAAAAGAAATAATGTCTGCAGTTTAATTAATATAAAAAAGATGAAAGTACAATTAACAGAATCACAGTATAACAGATTGTTAGAGTTTCAAAAAAGAGCTTACTCTTTTGATTGGGATGATAACATTCTTAATATGCCAACACAAATTCACTTAGAGAAGAAAGTTGGTGATGAGTATGTTCCTGTAGATGTGTCAACATCTGAGTTTGCAGAAATGAGACATTTGGTTGGAACTGAGTATAGACTATTAAATGATAATCCTTCAGAAGCATTTGTTGATTTTAGAGATTATGACGCATTTATTAGTGATACTAAGAAAGCTATTAAAGATGGTTCATATGGACCTAGTTTCAGTAAGTTTAAGGAAGCATTAAAGTATGGTAACGACTTTTCTATTATCACAGCAAGAGGACAATCTCCAAAGGCACTTAAAGATGGTACTAAAGTTTTAATCGATATGGCTTTTACAGATGAAGAGAAACAAATGATGATGGATAGATTAAGAGGTTTATCAGTAGATGAGTATTTATCTCTACAAGATTATCATCCAGTATCTTCAGATGAGTTTATGAAAAAGTTTGGTTCTGAAGGTGGTGCTGAGAATCCTGAAATTGCTAAAACAATTGCTCTTAGAGATTTTACTTCTAGAGTTGTTAATGCAGCTAAAGAATTAGAAGGTAATCCTGAATATAAAGGATTAAGTGTTGGGTTTAGTGATGATGACTTAAAGAACGTTGAGTTAGCTAAAGAGTTTATTGGTAAAGAATTAAAGAATTCATACCCAAACGTAAGATTTTTAGTTTATGATACTTCAGACCCTAAAGATACTAAGAAAAAAAGAATTGTTATTCAGAAAAGTTAATTTTTTAGATAACAGATATTTATAATAAAGAATAAAGAAAAAAAATTAAAACAATAGAATTATGGGAGACATGTTAATGAGAATGCCCGTTCCTTACGAGCCGTTAAGACAAAATAGATTTATATTCAGATTCCCTTCTGAATTAGGTATTCAAGAATGGTGGGTATCAACAGGATCTAGACCAAAATATACAAGTGAAGAAACAGAAATACCTTTCTTAAATACATCAACTTTTGTTGTAGGTAGATTTAAGTGGGAATCTATTTCAGTAAAATTTAGGGATCCAATCGGACCATCAGCTACACAAGCTTTAATGGAGTGGGTTAGATTACATTCTGAATCAGTAACAGGTAGA